AACTATAGTATTCATGAGTAATCCCGGCCCCCCCGGTCCCAACATGAGGCCGACCCTCCAGTCTAACACAGGCAGACACGGGTGTCAAGGATAAACTTTGGTACTATTCACGTTGACACAAGGGTTGACACGAGGCGCAGACTGTGGTAGTCACGAGGCCCAAAGGCCTACCACAGATGACACGAGATGTCAAGCGTAACACGATGGGAATATTCACAGGTAAACATGTGTTGACAAAGTGTGTGAACCAGTGTAGGACCCTCAGGCTACCCACTGGCACACCGCAAGCACAGACAACACAAGATGTCAACAGGTAAATTCAAGTGACCTTTTATACACGGGCGCACATGCGAGTAACACAGAACACACGAGACTGTCAAGGCCTAGAGCTATCGCTAGACTGGTAATATTCACACAAAAGAATACTTGCGTTTATCCTTGGGATGTCCCAATATACACACATGGCGACGGGGAACACATGCCACCCCACAGGAGCACACACACAATGGAAAACGTAACACGCACTAAAGTACTGGGACGATCTATCATCATTCGCAAGCGAGTATCTAAGCGCAAGCCCATTGGCTACGCTAGTGGCTCATGCTTCCACAAGCTGGACGCCGGTTACTGGTCGCTGTACGTTAGCCTGCGCAAGCCACAGCGCAAGGTAGGATTTGGTAAAATTACCGACAAATAGGACTTGTGTTTAACAATGGGTGCCTATATGGTGCCCATGATTAAACACAAACCAACGACGGAGGCCTGAGGCCATGGCAATACATAAAGACTACAGCGTATACGTAGGCACTGACAGTGTATACTTTGAGCACATCATTAGGGGCGAGGACGATGCCATATGCGTCTACGTGGAAGGGAAGCACGTATATGATTACGACATGTCCTTCTGTATGATACCAGAGGCCAGAGAGTGGTTAGACGCTAACGGGTACGACACTAGCGACATATTAGGTTAACAAGGGAGGCCTGAGGCCATGAGTAATACTAGGCACTTAAGAGTAGCAAAAAACGACATAAGCAACCTGTGGGAGTTTAGGGTAGACAGTCGCCTAATATCGGCACACGAGACTTACACAGGTGCGGAGGATAGGTTATACTCTTATGATCTTATGTACACTGTACAGGGTATAGCAACCGAAATAGTCCTAGACACTAGAGGGGCCTAGAGCCCCTGAGGAGAACTAAACATGAAATTAAGAAACGTAGGTAGCAACATGACAGAAGTACTAGTTAATGGGTACACAGTGCTCTTTAGCTACGAGACGCCAGTGGCAGCACTGACACCACAGGGATGGGTCCGGACGTCTCACAAATGGTCACAGACCACCACACGACACATTAACAAGTGGCTAGGCGGCACTGAGGCGGTAGAGATGCCACAGGACTTCTTTGATAGCATCACAGAGGAGGGGGCCTAGAGCCCCTGAGGAGAACTGAACATGGATACAAGTAAATCAGAAGTACCGAAGTTTGCCCTGTACTACAGGAGCGACAACAATGGCAAATGGTACGAAGAGGGAGTGTTCCACGACGAGTGGGCCGCTAGGGATTGCATGATAGAACACATACGTTTACACTCTGACCTAGACTGTGTTATAGTCCGTCTCAGTGTCATGAGCGAGTACAAGGGCTACAGCGAACGGCAGGAGATTTGACTGATGGTAATATGTTACAAGACAGATGATGCGTTTTACGCTGGCATCTACAGGACTAGTTATGTTAGGGCTTAACATTTGAGGCAGATGACCAAGACCTCAGTATAGTATTGACCGGAGGGTACTAGCATGTTTATTTTATCTGAAAAAATTCTAGAGTTGATGATAGATGAGATCATAGAGCATGAGCACCAATGCGGCCAGTTCAACGAAAAAGAACTAGGCAGTATTGAACAATGGTTAGAGTCTATGAACAGCGAACAACTGCTATCAGAATACCAAAATTATTTTGGAGGGTAATAGCATGTGCGAGGCTGACGTGTTATGGTTGTGGGGCTTTGGTTGTCTAGTGATAACCGCATGGCTAATATTCAGTGAGGAACACGAGGAGCACTAGGTATGAACGAGAGCGACGTACTAAATGACTACAGCCACTGGCACGACAGAACAGGGCCATACGAGACCCTGAGGGAACTAGAGTACACACACGTCTGCGACGGTTGCCACGAGATTGTGAACGCTGTAGACACAGACACGGGACTGTGCGACAATTGCACGTACGAGGACCAGATGAACAAGTTTTACAAGTATTCACCGGATGAATGGGGAACAGAGTTATGAACAAATACTACGTAGAATACTACAGCGACGATTCAGGCAAGTGGGAAGAATGTAGCCAAGAGTTTACAGGCTATGATGAAGCAATATCAGCACTCAGGCTCCACGCATCTCATGACCGTGATATGCCTCATCGCTTAGTAAAAAAGAGCACTACCACAGTAGCCTTAACATCCCACGGCGAGGAGTTAATTAAATGAACATATTTTACTTGTCACGTGATCCTACACTAGCCGCACAAGCGCAGTGTGATCGTCACGTGGTAAAAATGATACTAGAGACAGCACAGCTACTCAGTACAGCACACGCAGAGCTAGACGGGAAACAGGTGGCGTACAAAAGTACCCACAAGAACCACCCTAGTGCTGTCTGGGTACGCTCTAGTGCTAACGCGTACATCTGGGCATGGCACCACCTAGCGGCTCTTGGGCGTGAGTATGAGCGACGTTACAAAAAGGTACACAAGACCATTAGAGAGCACTTAGAAGCCCTCTGTGAGCTTCCTGAGGCCCTTGAGAGCGATGTTACACCCTTTGAAGACCCACCACAGTGTATGCCAGACGAATGTAAGAGGGTTGACGCTGTACAGGGCTATCAGGTATACTACAACCACAAGGCAGACGATTGGGACACACGAGGTATACCCATGAAATGGTACGGACGGGAGGCGGTATAAGATGGGATTTCTAGAGGCTCTAGGGTTATTTCTACTTATGTGGATGCTCAGTGTTCTACTGGAATAAATTATGTTATAATATAGACCCAAAGAAGGGGAACTAGAGCCCCTGAGGAGAATTAAACATGGACTACAATGAACCAGACTTGTCACAGGAACAAATGATACAGGATCTTACAGAGTTTGAGTTTAACTTTATAGACTTTGCTACAGTGGTGGCTCTAGCCCGTGGGGTTATCAGGGACCGCTACAGGGCCAAGAGTTACAACGAGCTATGCAGAGCATACGCAAAAGTATTTGGACCGGAGGACGAAGGATAATGAAGTGTCGAGCTTGTGACGTAATATTAGACGAACGAGAGTTACTAAAGAAAGATAACAGGGGAGAGCACTACGATATGTGTACAGACTGCCTTACAGTATCTATAGAGACTCACTGGGAACTAGAAAACCTAGAGTCAAGTGAAAATACTGGTAGTTTTACACAAGATGAAGTCTTGACTTTACAGGAGAACTATGATAAAATATACTTAAGTATTACTAAAGAATTCTAGAGTAGTACTAGAGTAGTTAACTTAGTAAGTACTGTAGGTAGTACTACAGTAGTAACCATAGGAGGACTTATGAATACTAAAGTTAAACTAAGGAATCCTGTGGCTAAACACGATCACAACAAGGGAGGGCCACACAGGGACCGAAAGAAGTACACCAAAAAGTACCAATCTAGAAGCAAAGGGTTGACTCACGACCCTAAACGTGAGATACTATAGGTAATCCTGAGTGATTCAGGAGAAACACTAACTACGGAGATTAATCCAGTATGACTAGCAAAACTATCGAAGGCACAGTAAACTTCTCAAACGTCACCACTACTGATGTGTACAACGGTCAGGACACAGGTACGTACTCAATGACTATCACCATGTCTGAGGACGATGCTGCTACTCTGTCTGCAGACGGTATTAAGATCAAGGACTACGAAGGCAACAAACAACGTAAGTTCAAGTCTAAGTACAACATCGGTATGTACGACGCTGAAGGTGGGCGGTACAACGGGGAAGTACCCTATAACTCTAAGGTACGTCTTAAGTACAAGACAGGTCCAGCACACCCAGTACACGGTACTCCTACGTACCTAGAAGCTGTCCGTGTGTTAGAAGAGGCCGAAGGCTCTCCAGAGGTTGCTGACTTCTAATGAGTGATAAATTCTTATACCACGAGGAGTGTCCTCAGTGTGGTAGTAAGGATAACTTGGCGGTGTACCAAAACGGGGGCCGCCATTGTTTTTCCTCAGACTGCGGATATCACGTTAACGGCAACACAGGAGAGGGACTAGATCCCCACAGGAGTACAGAACGGGTGGCTACACCTACTAACTTAAACATGCGAGGAGTGGTCTCTGCTATACCTGAGAGGAGGCTGTCAGAGGCTACGTGTAGACGTTACCAAGTCACCGTAGACTACGCACCAGACGGGACTATAGAGACGCACTACTACCCGTACTACGATAAAGATACTGGTGAGCTAGTAGCGGCTAAGAAACGTGTAGTCAAAACTAAGCAGTTTAGTGCCTCAGGTGACCAGAGTAACGTAGGTCTGTTTGGTCAGAAGCACTGTCGGGGCACAGGAAAGTACTTAGTCGTAACAGAGGGTGAACTAGACGCAATGTCAGTTTACGAGATGTTCGGACAGAAGTACGACGTGGTATCCCTGAGAGCAGGAGCCTCCAGCGCCTCTAAGGAGATCAAGTCTAACCTAGAGTGGCTAGAGGGTTACGAGAGTATAGTCCTATGCTTTGATATGGACAAGGCAGGAGAGTTAGCACTAGAGCAAGTCAAGGACGTATTTAGTCCTAACAAACTGAAGATCTGTAAACTACCTATGAAGGACGCCAGCGAAATGCTCATGGCTAACCGGATTCAGGAGTTTACACAGGCCTTCTGGGACGCTAAGACTTACAGGCCTGACGGCATCATTGCAGGTAACGAGACTTGGGATAAGCTAGTAAACAAGCGACAGGTACAGAGCATACCGTACCCGTGGGATGGACTAAATGAAATCACAAGAGGACACAGACCCTACGAATTGGTCACTATCACCAGCGGTAGTGGTATGGGAAAGTCCCAGTTTATCAGAGAACTTGAGTACGATCTGCTCCAACGCACAGACGCCAACATCGGTGTACTTGCACTGGAGGAGGATGTCGCAACGACAGCTCTGGGAATCATGTCTGTGGCATCATCTAGGAGACTCCATCTGGAGGAAGACTCGCCTATTGATGACCTTAGACCTCACTGGGAAGCAACAATGGGCTCTGGACGTTACTACCTGTTCGATCACTGGGGATCAACGTCTGCCGACGAGCTTCTTTCAAGAGTACGGCACATGGCAAAGGCCTGTGACTGTCGATATATCATACTCGACCACTTGTCCATCGTGGTTTCTTCTCAAGAGAACGGGGACGAACGGAAAGCCATAGACGAGATCATGACCAAGCTACGGACACTGGTGGCAGAGACAGGGATTACGTTGTTCCTAGTGTCGCACCTGCGGCGTAGCTCTGGTACAGCACACGAGGACGGTGGCAGGATCAGCCTGCAGGACCTCCGTGGATCTCAGAGTATTGCCCAGCTATCCGATATTGTGATAGGCATGGAGCGTGACCAACAGAACGAGGACGAAGACATACGTAACACTACGTGCGTCCGCATCCTAAAGAATCGTTACTCTGGTGAAACTGGACCCGCTTGTTACCTGCGGTACGACAGGATCTCTGGACGCATCCACGAGTGCGCTAACCCTAACCCACCGGAGACTGAGTTTTGAGTGACTTGGTATTATTCATAGACACAGAGACGTCGGCTTGGATGCACGGTACATATGGTTGTCGCTGTCTGTTCGCCACAAGGGTAGTTTCGGAGGTAATTTGTAATGAAGAAGACATTCAAAGCGTATGTATCGATCGTAAAGACTGTAAATTCGTCTTCCACAAACGGAAATTGGTTTGATGTTCCTGTGGTTGAGCGTCTTTGGGACTTTACTTTTGACCGGAGCATGGTCACTGACACTCTAGTCCTCTCTAGGCTTGCTGACCCTAGTAGGTCTGGTGGACACTCTCTGCGTAACTGGGGAAACATCCTAGGCTTTGCCAAGGGAGACTACGAAGACTGGACTAGGTTGACTCCTGCCATGATCGACTACTGCATACGTGACGTAGAGTTGACTGAGGCGGTGTACAAGAGACTGCGTGTGGAACTCGACGGTTTCTCAAGGGCGTCACAAGACCTAGAGCACGAGGTGCAGTGGATCATACAGGAACAGGTGAACAACGGGTGGCTACTAGATCAACGCTTGTGTCACACGCTGTGCGCTAGGTTCAAGGAGAGTATGTATGCTATTGAGGAAGAACTCCAGAGGGTGTTCCCACCGATTGTTGAGGAAAGGTGGTCTGAGAAGACGGGCAAGCGCCTTAAGGATAAGGTTACGGTATTCAACCCCGGTTCGCGTCAACAGGTGGCTGAACGACTTGAAGCTAAAGGTGCGATATGGAAGGAACTCACGCCTTCCGGTAGGCCGCAGGTGGACGAAAAGACCCTTGAGGAGAATAAACACGTACCGGAGGCTGTCCGTGTACTTGAGTACCTACTCCTCCAGAAGCGTTACGCTCAGGTTTCCTCTTGGATAGAGCACGTTAAGGACGACGGAAGAGTACACGGTAGGGTTACAACAAACGGTGCAGTTACCGGACGCATGACGCACCAGACCCCAAATATGGCACAGGTTCCTTCAGTTAACTCACAGTTTGGTAAGGAGTGCCGTGACTGCTGGATTGTACCAGATGGACGCAGGCTAGTGGGTGTTGACGCTAGTGGACTAGAGCTACGTATGTTAGCTCACTACATGAACGATCAGGAGTTTACTAATGTCCTACTTAGAGAAGACATTCACACCAGAAATCAAGTTGCTGCAGGACTTGCAACACGACCTCAGGCAAAGACTTTCATCTATGCTTTCCTCTACGGAGCGGGAGACGCAAAGATTGGAAGCATCGTCGGAGGAACTGCAGGAGATGGCAGTAAGCTTAGGAGGCGCTTTCTACGAAACACACCTTCTCTTGAAGCTCTACGAGAACGAGTTGGAGAAGCGTCTAGGAAAGGTCACCTCGTCGGACTCGACGGACGAAAGCTCTGGGTCAGATCAGAACATAGTGCACTGAATACCTTACTACAGGCCGCAGGTGCTATCGTTATGAAGAAGGCTCTAGTACACTTAGATCACTACGCAACGCAACACAAGATTGACTACAAATTCATAGGGAACGTACATGACGAGATACAATCGGAGGTGGTTACAGAACAAGCAGAGAAGTACGGGTGGCTTGCAGTCGAGTGCATCAAGGCGGCTGGCCTTTCATTTGACCTCCGGTGTCCTCTCGACGGAGAGTACAAGGTGGGTGACACATGGGCAGAAACGCACTAAGGAATAAAGCAAAACGGAAGGAGAACTGGGACAAGATATTTGAACACTTTGGAGGGCGCAAGTGCTCCGTGTGCGGCATAGAGTCAGAGTACCCTATCTACGACCTACACCACACAGACCCGACACAGAAGGACGTAGGCGTGTCGAAGATTGCTCACCATTCGTGGGAAAAAGTAAAGATAGAAGTAGAGAAATGTGTTCTGCTCTGCTCTAACTGTCATAGAACAGAACACGCTAAGGAAAGAGAATGAACAACAACATATACAATCTCGTAGACGATATCTACAAGGTAGTCTCAGAGAAGGAGATACCTGAGGGTGTTGATCTGTACGAAGAGATAGAAAACTTTGGCGAAGGGTGCAAACGCCTGATGTCCAACCTGTTCACAGAGAAACGTGACGGACGCAAGCTACGAATGTCTAACATCGGGCGCGACGACAGGTATCTGTGGAACGTGGTGAATAACCCTGATGTGCAAGAGGAGATGACGCCTAACACGTACGTCAAGTTTATGTACGGGCATCTGATCGAAGAGATGCTGTTGTTTCTCACCAAACTATCAGGACACGAGGTGACTGATGAACAAAAAAAGTGTGAAGTTGCGGGTATCACAGGTTCTATGGACTGCAAAATTGACGGTGTTGTCACTGATGTTAAAAGCACTTCCACTTTTGGGTTTAAAAAGTTCAAAGACGGAAGCTTGGCTTACGATGACCCGTTTGGGTACGTTGCTCAAATTAAAGGGTACGCACACTCCGAAGGTGAGACATCGTTTGGTTGGTTAGCGATGGACAAACAGAACGGACATCTAACGTACCTCCTGTACGACGCTGCAGATACTCAGGCTCCTATTTACGACAAGATTTCTTACGACATAGAGGAGCATATTGAACGCATAAAAAAGCTCGTAGAGCAACCAGAGTGGCCCGAAGTTTGTCACGAGACCGTACCAGACGGCAAAAGTGGAAACAGAAAGCTCGCCACTGGTTGTTCTTACTGTCCTTTCAAGTTTACCTGCTGGCCCGGAGTAAGAACATTCCTGTACTCAAGTGGTCCCAGATATTTAACAGAGGTGTTTAATGAGCCGAAGGTCACGGAAATCCAAGCACAGCAACTTTAGATCGGGGTTTGAAGAAGATGTCGCACAGAAGTTACAACCATTTGGCTTTAGTTACGAACCGTTCCAAGTGGACTACCGGATCGAACGAAGGTATACACCGGATTTTGTCTACGAGCGTAACGGACGAGCTTACCTCATTGAGTGCAAAGGATACTTTCGAACAGGAGACACGCAGAAGTATCGTTCGGTCTCTAACTGCCTCACGGAATCACAGGAACTCATATTTGTACTGATGAAGCCTAATCAGAAAGTGAGTAAAAGTACCAAACTTACTATGGCTGAGTGGTGTGACAAACACAATATTCTATGGTACAATATAGATACACTTAAGGAGTTGGTTGATTATGTCTCTGACACTAGAAGAAATTAAGGAGCGTCTGTTGCGGTTATACGACCCCGACGATCTTCTGGAAGCACTACAAATCTCTTCTGAGGAACTACTGGACAGATTTGAGGATAAATTTATACGCAGACTCGACGAATTTCAAGAGGAGCTAGAGGAAGAATATGCCGAATGAATGGAACATGACTGAAGACGACTGTGCAAAGTTTGAAAAAGACTGTGAGAAGCTGCGTAAGAACTGTCAGGAAAGCAGGTCCATAGACGACATTACTAGAGAGGAGTGGGACAAAATGTCTAAGACATTCACAGGCAAACTGCACCACCCTCAGGACAATCACGATCCTGTAGCACAGCCAGATCACTACAACAAGGGAGCCATAGAGGCCATTGAAGCAATCAAGGCGTCTATGCACCCACAAGAGTACAAGGGATACCTCAAGGGTAACTGCCTGAAGTACCTGTGGCGTTACGAGTACAAGAACGGCATAGAGGATCTACGGAAGGCTCGTGTCTACCTAGAGTGGTTAATTAAGGAGGTCGCCTTGTGAAGATCATAGAAGGGAAGTTTGGTAGAGACACAGAAGAAAAAGAGATAACAACGGCTGAGTTTCTGACGGCTTTTGCCGCTAAGGCTCAGATACAGGAGACTGCAGGTAACAAACCTAAGGTTATAGTGGTAATGTACGAGGACGGTCAGCTATTTGAAGTAGCGTCCAACGAAGAGTACCCCGATGGGGTGTACATGCTACTACAGTTAGCATCCCAAGCCATACTTAACGAGACACTAGGAGTAACAGAATAGATGGACGCATATCAACAGTACATACACAAGTCACGGTACGCTAGGTACTTACCAGAGGAGCAACGCAGGGAGACTTGGGAAGAGACAGTTAACAGGTACATCAACTTTTGGGTAGACCGTGGACACCTCAACGACTTTGACGTATCAGAGATATTCAAGGCAATCCATGACCTAGACGTAATGCCATCCATGCGAGCACTAATGACCGCTGGGAAGGCCTTAGATCGTGACAACGTAGCAGGGTTTAACTGCAGCTACCTTCCTATAGACAGCCCTAGATCATTTGATGAACTCATGTACGTACTTCTTTGTGGAACCGGCGTAGGATACTCAGTAGAGCGACAGTACATCTCTAAGTTACCAGAAGTTGCGGAGGAATTCCATGCCACAGACACAGTTATCCATGTTGCGGATTCAAAGATCGGATGGGCGAAATCGTTTAGGGAACTGGTATCACTGCTCTATTCAGGTCAGCTTCCAAGGTGGGACGTTAGTAACGTACGAAGCGCAGGTTCCCCACTCGCAACTTTCGGAGGCCGCGCAAGTGGTCCTGAACCTCTCGTCGATCTCTTCAAATTTACAACAGAACTCTTTCAAGGATCTGCTGGAAGAAAACTTAGCTCCATTGAGTGCCACGATCTTTGCTGTAAAATAGCATCGTGTATAGTCGTGGGTGGCGTCAGGCGTAGCGCCCTTATCTCACTCTCTAACCTAACTGATGACAGGCTCCGAAGATGCAAGCACGGTCAGTGGTGGGTAGACGAGCCCCAGCGTGGTCTAGCGAATAACTCTGCCTGCTACACAGAGAAGCCTGACTTTGAAGCCTTCTTAAACGAGTGGACCAGCTTGTACGAGTCACGCTCTGGCGAACGTGGCGTGTTTTCTCGTGTCGCTAGTCAGAAGCAGGCGGCTAAGAACGGGCGTAGGAACAGTGAGTGTGATTTTGGAACCAACCCATGTAGTGAAATAATTTTAAAACCGTACCAATTTTGCAATCTATCTGAAGTCGTAGTAAGACCTGAGGACACCCTAGCAACGCTCAAGCAGAAGGTACGTACTGCTACGGTACTCGGTACGCTACAGGCTACCCTGACTGACTTCAGGTATCTCAGGAGCATCTGGAAGACTAACACGGAAGAGGAAGCCCTACTAGGGGTAAGCCTCACGGGTATCATGGATCACCCTCTACTGTCAGGCCGTGGGGACAAGGGTAAACTCAAGCGGTGGCTTACGGAGATGCGTAATGAAGCGATTGTTACTAACGAGAAGTGGGCTAAGAAACTGGGTATTAATCCGTCTGTCGCAATCACTGCAGTTAAGCCTTCAGGCACTGTTAGTCAGTTGGTCGATTCTGCTAGTGGGATTCACCCTCGCTACAGCAGTCAATATGTTAGGCGGGTACGTGCTGATGGACGAGATCCGTTGTGTACCGTCCTAGAGGCCGCTGGAGTCCCGTCAGAGGACGATCTCATGAACCCCAGTACAAAGGTATTCTCCTTCCCTATAGCGGCTCCTGAGGGCGCTGTGACAGCCTCAGACATGGGTGCTATGGAGCAGTTGGATCTGTGGGAGATATATCAGGACTACTGGTGTGAGCACAAGCCGTCCATGACTTGCTACTATAGGGACAACGAGTTTCTGGAGGTGGGACAGTGGCTGTACAACAAGTTTGATAAGGTCTCAGGAATCTCGTTCCTACCTTACTCAGACCATACGTACCAGCAGGCCCCTTATGAACCTGTGGACAAGGCCACCCTCAAGGCACTACAGAAGGGCTTCCCGACCCAGATAGACTGGGACATCAATGAAGCCTCTGACATGACTGAGGGTAGCCAACAGCTAGCCTGTACAGGTAATAACTGTGAGTTATAATTATGTATAAAGCTATATCTTTTATTATTATGGTTCTTACCGCACCCATCTGGATTCCGTTAGCCATCTACATCGGCCTAACGTACCACTGGGAGGATACGGTCCCCTCGCAAGAGGACCTAGACCGAGCCTAAACGAAAAAGATAGTGCCGTAGCGTTTCTCAGCTACATGACCCTCTACTTCCTGTGGTGTACTAGCGGCATCATAGGGAGTAGAGATTCCCTTAGACTGCATAGACTTCACTCGTTCTTTCTGAGAGTGTCCTAGGCAGTGGTAGTCGATAGGCGTGTACTCTACTGTGTGATCGTCTTTATCTTTCTTCATTGCTGCACTCCTTGTTGATTAAGTTGTTCTTGTTCCTCTGGGGTTGGTACGTCCTTAGCGGATTCCATTGATTTCAGGGTGGCTAGGTTTAAGGAACCTTGTAGGGTTTTAGTAAAATAAGCACCTACGTCCTTAATGTAATCGCCCCCGCCCTCCATTGTTGACTTTATCCACGATTTAATTGATCCTTGCGGTGGGTTGGCGAGCTTTTCTACTACGTCAGGGTCTAGCAAAACTTCAGCCGACTTTACGTAGAACTTGTCCTTACCAGATGTTGTTACAGACTTCATAGTTAGGTTAATGAATTTCCTTTCTGTGGATAATATCTGGTTCCTAAATGTACCAGCGGCCTCTCCGATACTTACTCCCGTCATGTCTTGTAATGTATCAATTACTCCTGTTTCACCTAAGGAGTCCTTGAGTAGATTACTCATTTGTCCCATTAAGTCCCTTAGCTCTGCAAGTTTATTTACGTTTCTAACATATCTGCTATCAAACAAGTCAGATACTGCCTCTCCGTGTGTGTTTATAAAATCCTTCATTGAGCCTTTGCTTTGCATAGCTTGACCTAAGAACTCTTGCCTAAGCCCGCTAAGAACCATGTCTCTTTGGGCAGAGTCTAGCTGTTTTATGTCTTCTAAGTATGCTCGTCGCTTCTTAGGTTTGTTCAGCATTTCTTTGACAACAGTGCTTAGGTTTTTGTCTATGATAGCCCTAAAGAAACTGTTAGTTAGCGCCCTAGACTTTTCTTTGTACGCCTCGTTGTGACGGGCCTGAGTATTTTTAATACTACGTAGTCTGCTAGTTGATGCGTTAAACTCTTTAGTTAACCCAGCAAACTCTATTAACCTCTGGTTTCTTCTCAGGAACGTGCCAAGTTTATTTGGGTTCATTACTCCGCTGGCGTCCACTACTCCCGACTGCTCAGCCTTGAGCCTCACTGCGTGCCTGACAACAGCCATCCCCGGTTTTCCTACAAAGTTAACGTAGTCCTTAGCTTGCTCGTAATTCATAAGGCTTTGGGCCGCACCCGACAGAAACTTCCTTGACTTTATCTCACGCATACCTTCTGCCTTGAGTGGTAACCCTAGCTCTCTGTAGTAGAAGGCGTCAGCGTCTCTGATCGACTGTACAAACCTAGGAGAATCTGCTGCCTGCTTGATTAGTACTTTATCTACGACATCCTTAAGATTGAACAATCGGCTGAGCAACTGCTTCTGCTCTGAGCTTTTGTCATATACTCTGAATAGCTTGGAGACTTCACGATTAAGTGACTTCTTAAGTGACACTAAGTCTTGGCCTGTTATCTTAGGCATTTGTACTTGAGACTCTTCTTCTCCTGCCCTCTTTTTAGGCTTTAGAACTACCTCTAGTTTTTTAGCAGTAGAACTTTCAGGACCAAAGATGTCTGATGTTTTTACGCCTTTGAACAGAGACGCTAAAGTAGCTACTGTTTCATCAGGTAAGACGAGCTTTTTACCTTCTGTTTTAGCGCGATCATACAGCTTACTTGCCGCCTGCCTAACCTCTGTTTCTTTCCGGGCCAGAAGCTTAGAAGACACCCTGCCAACATCTACAGAATCTTTAGATCCCAATGTTTTAGTAGTTATGCCAGCTAAGACATTATCAATGTTTTCCATCTTTCGATCTAGACTAGACCGGAGTAGCGCCTCTGTTTTCTTAATTTGATTCTCAGATACGTTAGCTATAACTGCCCTGTCAATTTCCTCTGCGCCTCCCAAGATCTTTTCAAAACTATCTGCAACACGGGCGGCGTCCCTTCCGAGAGTTTCTGTCAAATCCTTCTGAAATCCTTTGTTGTTTTGTGTTGTCTTTCGCACCCAATCTCGTACAATGGGGTTCTCCACCATCGTAGCTACTAATCCCCCTATCTCTAGGTCGGGAACATCTTCTTTTATAGAGGCTAAGTTTTCTACGGCTCTTGCCACTTCCTCAGGTGAACTAGTATCCTTGATTCTATTTATTTCAGCGCGTACCTTGCTGTTAGCCATAGAGTCGGAGGCGGCTCCTAATGTTCCAGTATCTCCTCCTGCTACTTTCGTTTTAACGTCACCAGCGACCTTAGCCGCTGTAGAAAGAGCAGCCGACGTAGTAACCCCTGTAGCAGTAGCAAAAGCACCACCACCAACCGCCCCAGCCAACTCTTGTACTAAAGGGCTTGCCCCTAGCTCTCCAACAACTTGAGAAGCGCCCATACCACCAAAAGTCCCTCCTGCAGTAGATGTAACCGCTGGTACTAAGCCCTTCAAAAGCGCCGTAGCTCCTGACTTAAGGGGGACGCCCACGGTTGTTAGTGGGTCAGCTAGTCCCGCTACTATTTCGTCTCCCAGACCTAACTCAGAGTCCACGGGAACGCCTGCCATTTTTCTTGCAGCCCTCTCTTGAGTAACTCCTGCGTTCTCTACCTTAAAAAGATCTTCGTTACTAATTAAAAACGTGTCGGGTATAAACTGAACGGCGGTACGACTTAGGCCTAGTTTTACCATATCTCCTATTGTAATATCGTCATCCTTGTTGTCAGTACCCGTTGGCGATTCTGTGCGCTTAGCCTGAGGAGCGTTTAGTTCAGCAAACGCTATGATCTTGTCCTCATTCCAGTTATCAGGATGCTCTACTGTAACAACCCGACCGTCAGAAAGCTCTACTCTGTTAGTGTCCATTAGACTTTCCTTAATTAAGAACTAGGTATGATTCTAGCTTGGCCTCTGCCGTTTAAAATAAAATTCTTGGCTTTTATTGCGGCTTCGGATTCCTTTGGGTCCCCACTAAGGATCAAAGAGTTGATAGTGTTGAGTTGCTGTTTTTCTGCTAGAGCACCCACAACCTCCATAATTTGTCCGTACTCTTTTACTGTGTCTTCAGAAAGCCTACCTGATGTGACCCCAAGAACAAAGTCGTTAAACTTGTTAATGATGTCTTTGTTGTCTCTGAACTGGTCCAACTCTGATACGGCCCTAACGTCACTGTCTGTAGTTCCGCTTACAATCCTCTCAAGTAAAGGCTTAAGTCCCGATATATTTTCTGTTGTTAATGTCTCAAGCCCCTTAAACTTATCTACACTAACTAAGTCTATTTGGGTTTGGGCAAATACAGGGTCTATTTTGTTCAGTAGATCAAAAGCATCCCCGACACCCTGAGGAGTTTTCTCCTCAATCATCGACGTCAAGGTGTTAGCCAGAGATGCATTCTGTACTTCGTCAATCACTAGAGTACGCGCTAGCTTTAACCCATCTACTGTGGTTAAATCAATATCTTCTTCAGGGACTCCCCTAGCAATCAACATCTCTGTTAGGCTTCTTTCATCAGGGGCTCTCCCTTGATCTTCACCTCTTCCAATTAGCTCTCGGCTTTCTTCGTCCCCTGTTACTTTGTTGTAGCCTATTCTGTACTTGTTGACAACAACTTCTCCAGTTTCGGGATCTGCTTCAACAACGCTCTCCGTAGTTAAACTCAGGTCCTTTTCCTCTGTCTTCTTGCCCACCTGATCGTTTAGGTACGTCACTGGGTCCAGAGTCCTAGCGTTCAGGGCGACTAAGGCATCTTGGTCACCCTTCTGGCGAGCCACCTGTACTGCTCTCTTTCTCTGGGCCTCCTTCTGGATACTCTGCGCCCCACTCTCCAGAGAAGACACTTGAGCAGTTCTCTTAGCCGTAGCCTGCTTAGCCGCCTCGTAGAAAGCCTTGGCGACATCTGGCTTACCCATAGACTGATACTTCTGACCCATAGCGTTAAGCTGGGCAGGATCACTGGCGTACTCCTGTAGCTCCTTCTGTACTTGTTGATCTTGGGCATCCTGAGCCTTCCTCTCGGATCGGGCAGTAAGCATACCACCTATGTCCCTACCGATTTGGGCGACAGGAGATCCAATCGCTTGACCGATGTTAGCACCAGACTGAGCGAGCATATTAGCTATTGTTGCATTTGGCATTATCCGTTACTCCTGTATTAACCACCCAACCACCAAGGTCTGTCATCACCTCCAGCGGTCAAAATACCACCAAGACCACCCAGTAATCCTCCGTACACGCCACCGTAGAGTTGTGCGAGTCCTGTCTGTTGCCCAAGCTCACCCTGAAGGTTAGCAATAGCTGCCTCAAGAGTGTACTCACCTTGCTGTCTACGGGCTGCGTCAGCCATACTAGCAACATCCAGAGCAGGCGCAAAGGACGACAAGAGAGACGCCTGAGGCGCGTAACTCTGCTGTAGGAACTGACCGCCTAGTTGCGCCTGTTGCATCTGCTCAGCTTGTCCCTGTTGCATAGCAGTCAACATCGCGTTGTTCTGGGCCTCTGCCTGTGCCTTAGCCATCGCGAATTGTTCCGGAGATCCTCCGAACTGGTTAGTCATGATACCTGATCTTCCTTGTGACAACAGACGTTCCTCTAGAGCCATACGCTGTCGTTCTTCCTCAGGTTGCTGAGTAGCCCTGATCCTGTTGTAGATATCAGTCTCTCTTTGCCCTGTGTCCTGCATTGCCTGATTATAGAAACCAGTAGCACCTCCGAACAGTCTGTCAGACATCGCCTGCTGCAAGGCGTTTAGAGAGTACGTGGTACTCCCATCTTCGGCTGTGCTTGTGATTCCTGAAGGACCTGAAACCGTAAACGGCTTAAAGTTAACATTAGGAGCAGTTAGCTGAGTCAAGGGGGTCTCGTATAGAGATGTAATTTCGTCAGGAATTAGACCTGATGTAGCAGACCCAAGTAGATCGCTTAGCAAACCCATTAGTAAGTACCTCCGTTAATAGTAACCGTATCGGAGTCATCTAGAATCATAATGACATCCCCCGTTACAGTTAAGTCGCCCACTGTTACCTGACCTGTGAACGTAGGATTACTAGAGTTTGCCTTGCTTGCAACTGCAGCGGCAATGTTGTCAAACTCTACGTTAAATTCTGTTCCTCGGATAATTTTGCCGGGGTCTCCAGAAGGCAAACTATCCTTAGCGGCAAAGTTAGTTGTCTTTGTGTAGTTGCTCATAATGTTTTACCCATAAGTGCTAAGACGTTAATTTCTTGGAGAGATAAAGCAAAACCATTTATTTCTGACTCAAGACCGATAGTAATTACTGAACCACTTCCTGTAGTGTTTACAGGTGGCCTACTAACAGTACTACCTCCAGTGTATTCAGCAACAGTGTACTCTGAAGTAGGGGTGTTGTAGTCGAAAGGTGTCTGGTTCCCTACTATAAACTCTGTTGTGGTAAACGTCGTTCCAAAGTCGTAAGCCCACTTAACAAACACTGTAGCACTGTTAGCGCCTACTAGAGTGGGTCGTAGTTTCTTCAGGAACTTCAGCTTCGCTGGATCACCAAAAGTCAGTCCGGGACTGTAGTATCTAAAGATGTAGCTATTAGGAGTTATAGTCCCTGAATCGTTAAACTGGTCAGAGTACCCAGAGTACTTACCCAGACCATCTGCTGTTCCTACAAGAAGAGTGCCGTCGTTGTTCTTACGTTCGTACGACCTAAAGGGTGCCCCTGTCCATCTAGTTACCCTGTAGGCGTTGTTCTCTAGTCTACCCTTCAAATCAAAGCAGTAAGTTAACTCTTGATCTGGGAACGTAATCAAGTAGAAAGAGTTCTCTGGGCTATACACAGATGCCGTCTGACAGCTACGATTGTCTATTATAGCAATCAACTCAGTCTTCACGTTCAGGCTCAAGTCAGATATAGGTAGCGACTTCTCCTGTATCGTACGACCAAAGCTCCTTAGGCCATCCTGTGACATAAACAGAACGTCAGTACCTATGCCCTGCACAGAGTTCCTACAGATACATCCCACACCAGCTATAGTGTCCTCTAAGAGCATCAGAGCAGGACTAAAGGCGTTACCGTAGACTAGTATGCTGTGCTTACCTAAGATAATTAGCTTGTCGTTGTGTGCTACTAACGCTCTAACCTCATCGTACCCGTCAGGCCATGCCTTAGCTACATCAATAGAACCGCTAGAGCCTCCTGAGAAGTCTGTGCCTATCAAGAGGTCTGACCAATAGATAGTCTGTGTGTTAGTACCGCTGTCTACTACAAACAATCTACCATAAGCCGCTATAGCCTCGTTACAGAACAAGGCAGGATTCGTGGGTGAGCCTGTGGCACTACCAAACGTCCTGAGGCCTGTGGCAGCGTCGTACACGAGGGGCTCTAGGCCTCTCTGGAAAAAGTAAGCTTTATCGTTGAAGTTCACTATCTTCCAGTTATCTCCAGTAACAGTGTACCCTGATGGAGTGATGTCAACTAAGGTATCGTCAGGATCTACAGTTGAAGTAGTCTTTAATATCTTGTTGTTACCTGTGACAAAGATTTCTTCGTTGCCTACATCATCGTAAAAATGGTGAATCTTAGTGGCGTAACTATCCCCCAGAAGCGTCCTGTCAACAGTAAATAGGTCTACACCCTTACGTGACGCAATACGTCCACGCTTGTCGATCACAGCGTTATCAGCGACGTCAGCAAAGGAGAAATCCTCTGCAATAGGAGAGTCCTCTGTGTTGACTCCTTTGAATCCGGGAGCAACTAGGTTAATACTTTGTAGTGGCTGTGCCATACACTAGTCTCCTTAAGGAGTGTACCAAATGGTTTCTTCAGGGTGCTTCTGTGCGTCCAGAGCGATAGCGTCACTCAGAGATTTGTCAGCAATACCAAAGTACTCTGGAGTAGACGTACCTCCTGTCTCCCCACGCTCACGAGACGCTAAGGCCACCGAAAGATGGAGAACAGGCAAGTAAGGAATAAGCACCTCGTCAGTATCGTTCTCTAGTATCTTAGGTCGAATAACGTCGCCTACGCCGTCTGTAATCTGACCTCTGTTTAATACGTTGAGCCGTAGAATCGTACCGTCCTTGTCAGGCTTAGGGTACAGATCGATCTGAGTGTCCCCGTTGTTGTCTACACCGTTAAACGTGTAGTACCTAGGAGGGCCAGAGACAGGCTCCTGCATCATGTAACGCTGGTCAAACCAGATGGGCGTACGGTACTCCATGTCCCAGTTGTCGGTGTCGTTGTAAGCGTGGAGAATCTTAAAGGAGTTTCCTGCTCCAGTCATAGCGTAGTTAAAGACGTCTTCAGTAGTCTCTACGGTCAAGGTGGTCCTCAGTGCTGACCAATCCCAAGAGTCCTCTACCATAGACTTGGCGTCGTTAACAAAGTCTCCAATCATCTTACTGTACGTAGTAGACTGTACGCTAGAAACTTCATCTTCCCTTAGTCGTCTCATTACGTTGTTTACTAAGTTTAAGTACGTCATCATACTATGTCACCTTTTTTGTTTTGCAGGAAGCGAGCAATAGGGAAATCTGTGCCGCCACCTTGGTTACCTGTGAACAACGGCGACAGGAAGTCCTGTGCACCAAACCTCTGGCGTCCAAGCATCTGTGGGTCTCCTGAGATGGTGAAAGGCTTTATGCTCAGGCCACCACCGCCACCGCCACCGCCGCCTCCACCACCTCCAGTACTAGGAGGAGGAGTAGTTGTTTCGGGGGGAGGAGTTGTTTCGGGAGGAGGAGTTTCAATACCACACTCCTCTGGGTTAGATGCAGCGTACTCAGCGCATGTGCAGTCGTTACACTCTGGAGGCGCTGTAATACACTGGTCAAACCCTTCAGGATCTTCTATAAATCCGGGTTTACACTCACCACACGACCCGTCATCTCTAGTAACTCTGTTCTGCTGGTCACACGGAGGAGTGTATGTCTGCTCGCAGCCATCTAACGTAGGAGCCATACTTAGTCCATCAGGACACTCTACCCAGCCACAGACTAAAGCGTGAAGTGGATCAAAGCAATCAAGGCAGTTTCCTTCAGTGTCCCTTGGTCCTTCTACTCCGTTAAAGTTAGGACAGGGTTCTGTGGGGTCTACGGGAGGTTCACCACCACCACCACCACAATCAGCATCGTACTTTGCGCTGTATGCTGCATAAGCCGCGTTTAGTTCTAAATCAAAAGAGGGCGTAAAGCCTATTTTTGGTTCGTTACATTTTACAACAAAGCCGTTTCCGTCGTCAGTACCATCAGTACCGTCATCAGGACCAGTTACTTCAACAGGTGGCTGAGTTTGATCGCAAGGATCGTAAGTATAGTTCTTTCCGTTACGAGGGTCTGTGAAGGTTCCATCTTTGTCGCCGTCAAAATTAATATAGAAAGGCTCAGCGCCGTTTTCACATAGGTCGTCACCGTTCCCACCATCGTTACCGTCGTCGCCACCTTCGCCCGGACAGACTCCATCTTCAGGTCTTAGAGTCCCGTCGTTGCAGTATCCTCCGCAGTTGCCTTTCCACCAGTTTTGTTGATCTTGAAGTGCAAAAGTCACAGCACCTTCTGGATAACCGTCTTCACACGTAATACCGTCTGGTCCTGTGGGTGTTACGCTGCCGTCTTTAATACACACGCCTTCGTCATTTTCTGTGTACCCTTCTAAGCACTCGCCACAGCTTGCGTCCTCAAGGTCTGTACAAGAAAGGTGTTCTTTGTGAAGCGCTGTACATTCTCCTGCTGTCGGCCCTTCGCATTCTGGTGGTACTTCTTTTTCTATGCAGTTTCCATCAGCGTCTTCTTCGTAGCTTTCTAAACACTCACCGCAGTTTTCATCTTGTTTTTCAGTTCCTGCTTGAACTACGCCACCCTGCCTTGCAACCGTAGAGCAATCAAAGTTTTCAACATCGTCACAAGACTCTTCGTTTTTTACGTATATGCCACCACCACAGTCTTGGTAGCCGCATTTTTCAAAGTTTGTTTCATCTATTTCTTCACAGTCTTCGTCAATAGGTGCAACAGGAAGTAGGTTTGTGATCTCTTCTTCTAGTTCTCCCCAGATCCAAGTAGCAGCATAAACACCAAAGATTCCTTTGAGCCAATCAGTAATGTCACTAGCTTTAGTATCAGTTGCGTCACCAAAAATTTCTTTAACTTTTTTAAGGACGGCGTCTTTCCAACCCTCTAGTGTTCCCGCAGGGTCTTCTATAAAATCACCGATGTCTTTTCCGATGCCCTTGAGAAAGTCCTCAAAGTCGCGGTAGGTGCCTACATCAATTTGACCCATGCCCGGAAGTTGTGGTAAACCGGGTATGCCTGCTAAAACATTAAAGTTTACACAGTCTTTCCAGCAGTACGTGTTGCTATCTGGGTCTGCCTCGTTACAGGTTTTTAAGTCTTGACACTTTTCAGGAATACCTGCTTCTGCAACTTTGTCACCAATTTTCTTAATACATTCTAGAGGGTTTCCAGCGCAGTCTGTAATTACGTCTTTAAAGTCGTCGTAGATGCCCTTAGCAGTGTTAGCAATGTCCTCGCCTACTTCATCTACGTAGTCTTGAAAAGACTTATCTATGCACTTTTGTTCGTTAGCGTTTGCAGGATCATCACAGAACTCCCCAACGCCGCCAACGTCAGGACACTCGTTTCTACTGTTAGCAAAAATTCCTCCACCACAGTTAAACAGCGTGTTAGTATTATTATCGCAGTCTTCTTGTGATCTCGCGTAAACAGGGCGTTCTACTGTATTTCCGTCTCCATCATCAAAAGTAACTAGATTATCAGCACATTCAACTAAGTTGTCTAAATCTGTTTCACACTCTTCTGCGTTTTCTTGAGTAATAACTGTGCAGTCTGGTCCTTCTGGGCCGCCAACACACACACCGTTTTCTATAATACCATCTTTAGGCCCGTTAGGAACCGTAGGGCAGCTATCCCCTTCCTGATACTCATTAGGCGTACAGCCGCCATTTGTATCGTATTCTCCTTGCTTTCCGTCATCAGTTTGACACGGCTGACCCGCTGTAGGTCTTACGTCCCACCAGCTTCCGTCGTAACCACTGTTGTTGAGTATTCCTGCGAGAACTACGCTTCCTTGGAATTTTTCGTTTTCGCCACATTGGATTTCATTAGCATTAGTAAGACATTTGATGCTACCTCTAACTTCTTCTATGGCTTCGTCGTCGTAACCCTCTGCCTTAAGTATTTTTACTATGTCGTCCCAAGTCGTCGGGGTAGTACCGCCGTAAACAGTGTCTCTGAGGTAGTCGGAGTAGGCTGTTGACTCAGTTTCGCCATCGTCGTCGTACCCGTAAACATTAATTGGATTACCGTCAGCATCTACAGCGTAAAGCTCGTTTACTCCGTCACCGTTTAAGTCGCTTGACCGCCAATCAACGGCACCTTCTGGAAGATCACCAAAGATCTGTCTAAGGTATGCCTGTAGTGTTTTGTATTCTGGATCAGACGATCCCTGAGGACCAACGGTGTTAAAACCAGCATTGATGTACTGTTGTAGTAAGTCAACAACGCTTTCGTCGTTAGGCAGGCTGTCGCCGTCTACAGAGTCAAAAGGATCATCCATAATTACTTATCGCTCTCTATCAGGCTCTACAGAGTCAACCAAATCCTGAAACTGGTCAATGATGTCTACCACAGCTACCTTAAGCTTGTCCCTGAGTTCCTCCACAGACGAATCAGGATCGTCTACAGCATCACGGAGCTTCATAAAGGCTCGTATGATCTGCAGAGAGTCAACCACAGGTGCGCCGTCTTGTACTATTGTTTCAGCGCGTAAGAAGGCTCCATCAACATCGCCGTAGATGGTGCCGCTGAAGTAAGCGTCTTTCCACCTCTTGTCGCCCCTACCTAAAGTAGTGTAGTCATGGGTATAGGGAAAGAATATCGTTTCTCTTAATTCCAATACGTTGGTAGATCCACTGTTGAGTTGGAAGTACGTTGTAGTACTCGGCGCGGAGTATTGCCCAGAGGTGAATCGGTTAGCGTTGACATCGCCGCTGAAATGGGCGTCTTTGAATCTGTTTGCTGTTGCTCCCAGATCTACAGACCCATTTGAGACAGCGTTTGCTGAGCTAATTGGGTAAATAGCATTAGTACCGAAGGTAATGCCTGCGTTATCTGAGCTATAGACATAACCGGGACACTCTAGCCCCTGTGCGGCAATGTAGCCGCTGAAGTAACCGTTTTTGAATCTTCTGTCCGTCCTTCCAATGTTGAAGTCGAATCCAGAATTAGGGTAGAAACTCGGAGTAGAGCCATGAATATCCATGTAGACCCAGTTATTGCCAGCACCAGTGCGGCCTATCTGCAATGCTCCGCCAGTGTCTATATGAACAGAAGATCCGTATATCCCCTTAATTGTGCTATTGGAATTGCTGGGGGCAAATCCTGTGGCGTAAACATCACCAGCAACCTGTAACTTAGCATTACCACCACCAATGGCCCTCTCTGCCATCCACTCGGCTACTAAGTCCTCAGTGGGTATTACCTCAAAGGCGTCAGTCAGTAACCTCAAGCGTGACAGCCTTCTTATTGGCCTTGGGTTCCTCATCAAGTTTTGTCTTGATAGCGGCAGTCCAAGACTTGATCTTTGCCTTGGCTTGGTCGATGTAGTCAGCGGCTGTCCTTGTTCCGGGTTCTCCTCCGATGCCCACTTTTCCACCACCGGCGTTGATGGCTAAGTCTTTTTGCCCGCTATTGCCAGAGAAAATATGTGCCTTATCAGCCTCGCACCAAAGCTTCAATGACTGCGCGTAAGTAGAATCTACAATTGCAAGGCCGCCTACACCTGAATCTTCTGTCTGAATGAGTGACAGCCTTCCGTAAGCGGCGGGACTCTCAGTGCCAATGCCCACGTTGCCATCAGCGGCGATTCTGACAAGTTCTTTTGCACTATTAGAGAATGAGTATTCCCCAACTGCAGATCCAACTTTAAAATCAAATCTAGTACCGCCCGGATTGCTTAGGTCTAGGTTGAAACTTGACTCGCCTTGAAACCTTGCAATTTCCTCAAATCCAGAGAAGACATTTAAAGCGTGAGAGGGGTTTTCTACACCAATGCCTACGTTGCCAGAGTCATAATAGATGTCGTCGCCGTTAGAAGCCAGAGACCACTGCCCTGCATCACCAGCACCACCTAGCTTAATAATTGAAGAACCATCATTGGTATACAGTTGCTTATTAGTTAAGTCAACCGCTAGTTCACCTCTGTCTACATCGCTTGTCGTGGGAGCACCTGAACCAGTCTTAGTAATAATTTTAGTAGCCATTAATATGAGCCTCCGTCAATGGTTGACAGTGTTGTTGCTATAGAAGTTGTACCAGAGCCTGTCACAGCACCAGTCAGTGTAATAGTTTCGTTACCTGAGATATAGCCACTGTCATTAGTCCACTGGCTTATGTTACCTGATTTATTAGTTAGCGTGTCGCTAGAGTCTGCTGTAATGTAAGAAGAGAGGTCAGGTGGTGTATACGTAAACACACCGCTGAGATTGTTGTACTCTAGGTTAGCGGTTCCTACAGGGTCCACAGTAACAGATAGATCGTCTAGTCGTATACCACCGCCACCAGAGCCGCCTAAGAATAACCACACAGTACCGTTGTACATGTACATGGCATCGTCGGTAGTACTAAAGAATAAGGCCCCTGTCTCCAGAGGATCACCTTTGTTGTCTGTGGTAGGCTCAACGGCCTTAGGGCCTAAGTAACGCTTGTCAAAGTCGTCGTAGAGAGCCTCAGTAGCTTCTCTGGAAGCTTCAGCACTCTGGGCGCTTTGGCTCGCCTCCTTTGCACTTTCAGAAGCACTCGCAGCGTACTGGGCAACTTTTGACGCATAAGCGTCTGTAGTAGCATCACCTGAACCACCATCGCCTCGATAAATAGGCATAGAACGCTCCTGAAAATACAAAGAAAAGGTAAAAGGGGCCATTGCTGACCCCTGTGGTACTAGTCTTAAGCGGCAACGCCCAAGATGAGACCAGCCTCAGGACGGTAGGTTTCGATACCGTACAGAGTGTCAGCAGTGTACAGAGTTGAGAGATACTCCTGCTTGTACTGGGTCTGCGAACGTACAGCCATCTGCTCCGCTAGAACAATAGCGTCTTTGTGGAAGAACAAGCAACCACGTACACCAGTGTCCATAGTGGGGCAGTTAGACGATACGTATACGTCTACACCGTAGAGGTTACCGATGAGTCCTGACTCTACAGAACGCCCGTTAACAAAGTCGCTAGAGACGTAACGATCAATTCCCATGATGTCACGACGAGCCGCTGGTGGGATAACCAACGCGCGGTTGTCCATAGGAACGTCAGCATCGTCTAGGACCTTGATAGCCTCACGGAAGCCTTCGTCGTTAAACGCTAGAGCAGTGGCACCAGCAGTGAAAGGCACAACAGTTGTTGCGTCAAACATCCAGCTAGCAGAGTTGACCCAATCAGCCGCCGAGGGGCTTACAGTACGAGTACCGTCCCCGAAACCAGTAGCACAGTTAATGAGGTCAGTGTCTACTTGGACAGCCAACTGATAACCAGCATCTTCTGTGTAGAACTGACGCAGAGTAGACAGAGCCTGTACTTCTACGATGTCCTCAATAAGACGCGAGTACTCAAAGTGACGGTCTACAGCAATCGTGAGTTCCTGCTCGACGTTAGCCTGAATCGTAACCGCAGTGTCAGCTACTTTAGCGTTAGCTTCTCCACGGATAGGCTTAGGTACGTGAATCAGGTCACCCTTCTTGCCCGTCATAGACATACGCTTGACGAGGGGAGCCATCTTGAGGTTCTTTTGATATGCGGCAATTACCTCATCACTCCAGATTTCTGGAATAAAAGTGTCTGCCGCTGTTTTGTTGACAATTGACCCACCGCCAACTGTTCCGGGATACGGTTGTTCAGCCATGATATTTCTCCTTTAGGCTATCGAACTCGACCCTCGGCGTACGCCTTCAGTAATTCATCTGATAGACTTTGGTAACGCTCTGGGTCGGTTTTCATAAGTTTAATAATGTCAGCACGACGATAAACCTTCTTACGTGACCCTTCTGCTGATCCACGGGCGTTGCCTGTGCTAGCTGACTTTACTGCACTCTTACGGGCGGCTTTTTCAGCCTGTGCGGTCTGTTGAACTACTTGGCTACGTTCTTTCCAGTTACTAAATAGTTCATGTGCCGCGTCGTAGTCGTACTGCTGGTCAGCCTGTACAAACAACTGTGTTCGAACTTTAGAACCCTTGATCCACTCAGCAAACTTAGGATCCTGAAGCACTTGATCCATATCCGGGTGTTGCTGCTGAAGTTGTGCTCTAGTAGACTCCTTCTTAGCTAGTGCAGTGTACTCTTGCGCTTCTCTGATCTTAGGGTGGTTATCTATAGCTCTACTAACAGCCGTCTTAGGATCAACAAAGAAATCTACATCATCATCTTCATCGTCTATTTGTTGCTGTGGTTGAGGTGCTGGTTTTTCTGAGAGTTGTGTTTGGATGTAGTTATCAACAACACCACGTAGGTCGCCAATTTCCGTACTCTGTTTGCCTGTAAACTTCTCAAGCTCTTGGTGCATCTGTACGAGGTCTTCTACAGACTTACCTTGGTACTTTTCCGGTAATTCAGGCTCCTGAGGTTGTTCCTCTTGCTCTTGAGGAGTCTCTGTGGTATCCTGTGTGTCTAACTGATCTACTGGTTCCTGATCTTCATCCTTACGCTCGTCGAGTAGTGTCGCTCTTGACATTGTAAACTTACCCCGCCTCTATAGGTTATGGAGAAATAAAATGGAAGTTGCCCCTTAGGATTTCCGTTAGTTGGTCCCAGCCTTCTGATGCTCCTTTACCCACTTCATGTGCCTACCGGGGAAATCCCCAGAAGCACCCTCTAGTAAGCTAGGAGTGGCTGAGACAATCTTTATAGCGTTAGCACCACATCCGCACCTACTGGACGTAGTACCTGACTCTACAAATTCTTCAAATGTGTGACCATTGGTACACTTAAACTCAAATACCTTAATCATCTTCTTCAGTAGCCTTAGTAGCTTCTTCGTAGTTAGTTGTCATTATAGTTTCTAAGTTTAGTAAGTGAGATAGTACGTTTAGTTGTCCCTTACGAAACTGTAGATCCTCTGCATCTTTAGTAGCTTCTACAGAGTTAATGTTGGCTACGTTGCTACCAAAGTCCTGCATGAGTTGTTTCCAACCGTCCTGCATAAAAAGACTAAAGTAATTGTCGTAGTACTTCTGTGTTTCTTGATCCACTTGAGGCCTCTCAGGTTGTCTCTGGTTAATGATATGTACCTTAGTATACTCTATATTATACCATACTTTTACTCAAAAGTCAAGCTTTTTCTTTAGTTTTGGTATTATTACCACTCTTAGGCCTATTTAGGGCCTCAAGTTTAGCCTCTAAATCCTGCACACGCACCTCTAAGGACTCAAAGGCCCCGTTGATTTGCTTGAGTAGGTTGTTGATTTCAGTCTGTGTCATTAGCATAGCTTTTCTCCAGCTTAGATAGCCTTTCCATAATCTCGTCTATATCTCTCTTTGTGGCATAGCCGCCTGATCTAAACGCGGCGTCTACATCCTTCTTTGTGGCTATGTGATTGGGTTCGGTATACGCTCCCTCGTAATAAGTTCCATAACCGCTCGCAAACCCGTGAATTGTTTTTAAGAGGAGCGGCACGGAGCTTATTTTAACTTTGTCTTTGTAGACCCGCAGGTTTTCCTCGTTTTCTGGCGTGCCGATTTTCAGAATGCTTGACTCGCTGCTCGCTGTAACGTAATCAAGCTTAATCCGTGACCCCTTCCATGTGCCAAGCCCGCTTATCGTGAGCGGCCCCGTCATGGTCTGGTCACCGGCTGTCTTAGAAACGTAATTAGATAAGTCAGGAGACTCAGGAGGCTCAATAGCGCCAACCGCGTTATCAACGTACTTTTTAGTGACTAGATGTTTGTCATTGGTTCCCTCGACATTGAGCGTGACGCCTCTGCCGTCTTCAGTCTTAGGGCCAATGTTGTTAACCAGAATGCCACCGTTAAACTTGGTGTTATCGTCTTCAATGTAAACGCGGTCAGTCGTGGTCCCTAAGCGGAGAGCAGAGCCTGAGCCAGAGAAAACGCCGAGGGTCTTAACTTGGCTAGTACCTCGGCTGTCGTCCCCGTGGGCCTTAACGTGAAGCGGCCCCTCCATCTCATCGCCGCCGGTCTTGCTTACCAGTCCAGAAAGATCTGTCTCTGGAATCTCAATAGCGTCAATCGCACTATCAACATAGTCTTCAGTAGCTAGTCCATCAATGCTGGGTACTTCAATGGCGTCAATTTGGCTCTGTAAGTTAGCATCAGCATCCGCCCTTGCCTGTGCCTCACTCTCAATAGCCGCTGTGTTGTCTTTAATGCCCCCATCAAGGATAAGAATATCGGCTCTGTTCTTCTCTACCCCCTCAGTATTGGTATCAATATTTGTCTGCAAGTAGGCTATGTCGCCCTTGTTCTTTGCTACACCAGCGGTGTTCGCATCGATTCCTGTCTGAAGGTAGGCAATATCACCTTTGTTCTTGGCAACCCCCTGCTCATTGGCTGTAATCTTCTCGTCCTGAGCATGCTTGAGAGGCGTCAACCTCTCCCTTTTGTGTAATAGGCAGATAGGTCAGTCTCTGGAAACTCTATTGCATCAATAGCAGTATCGACATATCCCTCAGTTGCATAGCCTTCCAAGCTAGGGATTTCAATATCATCGATCTGTTGCTGTAGCGAGGCGTCAGCGGCGTCAACATAATCAGTCTTTGCATACGCTGACAGGTCAGTTTCGGGGAATTCAATAGCGTCGATAGCTGTATCAACGTACCCCTCGGTGGCATACCCCTCCAAGCTAGGTATCTCAAGAGCATCAATCTGGGCCTGCAAGCCCTGATCGGCAACATCAACGTATTCAGTCTTGGCGTACTCGGTTAGATCAGTCTCTGGGATGGCATCTATCTGACCAGATACCCACTCCTCCGTTGCATACCCATCCAGACTGGGGATTTCTATAGCATCTATTTGCCCCTGTAGGGCAGCGTCACCTGCCTCCCTTGCAACAACCTCATCAGCAAGCTCTTGCTTAATACCCGAATCATCATAAGCCTCAAGCGCGTCAATCTGCCCCTGCAATAACGCATCAGCGGCATCAACGTAGGCCGTCTTTGCATACTCTGTAAGGTCAGTTTCAGGAAACTCAATACCATCAACGGCAGTGTCAACATACTCTTCTGTCGCGTAACCCTCTAGGCTTGGGATTTCAATGGCGTCGATCTTTGCGTCGAGAGCAGTATCAGCGTCAGCCCTAGCCTGAGCTTCACCTTCAATAGAGCTTGTATTCCCAGCTATCAGAGTATCCTGAGCTTCCTGTGACTCATTCACCTCCTGCTTGGTGTAGTAATCAGAGAGGTCGGTCTCAGGGAATTCAATGCCATCAACGGCGTTATCCACGTACTCTTCTGTGGCATAGCCATCAAGACTAGGAATCTCAATGGCATCAATCTGCTGCTGAAGGTTTAGATCAGCCTCGTCAACATACTCTGTTAATGCATAAGCAGACAGGTCAGGTGGTGGGATTCTCTGGATAGCCTCGTCAACATGCGTCTTAACAAAGCCAATCTGAGCCGCCGCTTCGTTGTTTGTTACTTCCTCGTCATAGCCAAGGATGAGAATCCCATCAGTCTTGCCGCCTTTCTTTTTCAGGTATCTAGCATCAAGCTCTGTTAAATCCAGATTCTGGCTATTTAGCTGAAAGAATCTAATCTCGCATGTAGTGCCAACAAGGAAGTTATTACCCTTGTCCTTAAGCTTGAGGTTCATTGAGACGATGCCAGTACCATTAGGCTCGCTGTCTACAATAAACAGGGCGTACTCATCAGGCTTGTCGAGGTCAACAATCTCTACATAATCGCCTACAGCTACATCAGCAAACCCGTGAAACTTATCACCAAGGTCAGTCTGGTTGATTGTGATGTTATTCTCAGAGGATGAGAGATCATCAGATAGAAGCGAAAACTCGCCGGGATTTCGGGGGATGTTGTCACCAGAAAAGCCAATGTACTTCCACTGGCCTGCTTCCCTTTGAACCAGTAGCGCCTCAAGCGCCAAAGCTATCTGATCTATCTCTGCCTGTAGGTGACTATCTTCCTGCTCTCTAACCTCTGCCTCCACCTCAATAGACTGGGCATTTAAAGCTATCCCGCCCTCGTTAACAGTAATCCTGTCATCCTGAGTGCTTTGAGATTCATCAACCTCAGTCTTGGTGTAGTAATTAGAAAGATCAGTTTCGGGTATGGCGTCTATCTGGTCAGTAACCCATCCCTCTGTGGCGTATCCATCAAGGCTAGGTATCTCAATCCCGTCGATTTGCTCTTGTAGATTACTGTCGCCCGCGTCAACGTATTCTGTTTTTGCGTAGGCGGTGAGATCAGTCTCAGGAAATTCTATCGCCCCTACTGCGTCGTCAACGTACTCCTCAGTGGCATAACCATCCAAGCTAGGTATTTCGATTGCATCAATCTTTGCATCAAGGGCGGTGTCAGCTTCGGATCGGGCCTGAGCCTCATCCTCAATAGATTTCTTGTTCTCAGCTATTAAGGCATCTTGGGCCTGCTGAGACTCATCAACCTCGCCCTTAGTGTAGTAATCAGTTAAGTCTGTCTCAGGAAATTCTATTGCTTCAATCTCTCCAGTGACCCACTCCTCTGTAGCCAAGCCATCAATACTGGGGATTTCTATGCTATCTATCTGACCTTGTAAGCTTGCGTCACCAGCATCAACGTATTCAGTTTTGGCGTATTCTGATAAGTCAGTCTCAGGAAAATCGATAGCGTCGATTGCCCCGTCCACATATTCTTCTGTGGCGTAGCCTTCCAGACTGGGGATCTCAATAGCATCAATGTTGGCCTGTAGACTGTCCCGCAGGCCGATGTCAGCTAGTGACCTCTCGGTCTTTTCATCTTCTATTTTCTTGGCAAGCGCGGAGTCTGCCTCTGCCCTGTCTTTAGATTCCTTGGCAAGACCTTCTCTAATCTCAGTATCGTCGTAGCCTTTCTCAGATATCTGATCTATCTGATCTTGCAGGTCATTATCTTTTTCTTCCCTAGCGGCGGCTTCATCACTAAGCCCCTGCTTAATGCCCGTGTCATCATACGGCTCCAGAGCATCAATCTGATCTGTAACCCACTCTTCAGTCGCAAGCCCAGTCAGATCTGTTTCGGGGAACTCAATCCCCTCTATGGCACTGTCTACGTACTCCTCAGTAGCCAGACCCTCAATGCTAGGGAACTTCAATCGCATCTATATTTGCTTGCAGGCTGTCTCTTAAGCCAATATCAGCAAGGGATCTTTCCTGCTTCTCAGCCTCTATCTGCTTTTGTAATGCCTTATCTTCAGACTCTCTGGTGCTTATCTCGGCAGCAAGACCCTCCTTGATCTCAGTGTCGTCATAACCCTTTTCAGAGATGGCATCTATCTGCCCCTGTAAGCTCGCATCACCCTCTTCCCTAGCAGTGATCTCAGCAGCAAGCCCTTCCTTAATCTCAGTGTCATCGTATGCCTCAAGAGAATCTATCTTGGCGTCCAGCGCCTCAGTCAGCCTCACCCCTCGCCTTTGATTCTTCTGCCAGAGTAATGGCAAGCGAGCTAATCTCAGCTTGTAATCCTATGTCAGCAACGCGGCGAGTTTCGCTCTCAATGTTGATCTTGTCGTCTAGCTCACTAAACGAATACTGCTTGAGGATATCAATCTCATTCTGTAGCGAATCACGCAAGCCAATGTCAGCTAGAGAACGCTCCCACTTCTCAGCCTCAAGCGCCTTCTCTCTTGCTACAACCTCGTCAGCAATCTCCTTTCTAAGCTCGGTGTCGTCGTAACCCTTCTCTTGTATTTGATCAATCTGATTTTGGTTGCTGTTGATCTGATCCTGAAGGAATTCATCTTTCTCACGGCGCATCTCGGCTTCTTTAGCCAAAGACTCTTGGGTAGCAAAGTCTTCATGCTCCCCACCTACCTCTTGTATCTTCCCGTACAGGAACTCATTAACGTCCCTTTGATTGTCAATGCCCTCAAGCTCTTTAGGTGTAGGAGCAAATCTGCCGTTAATGTCTCTAAACTGATTAGGGTTAACCGTAACAAGGTCAGTAGTTACTGGGGTCCACTCGCCCTTATTGCCGTCTTCCCGATAAGCAAGCCAACCAGACATCTTCGTGGTAGGGCGTAATACATAGGGGGCTAGGTCAACAGTGCCGCCAGAGCCACCGCCAGAGCCCCCTTGAGACAGCACCACAGTGTTGCCTTGTGCGTCAGTTTCAGTAGGTAGTTCTACAGAGATCTCGTCTCCGTTGGTCAACACGAGCACTAAGTCACCGTCAGCGGCTGTGTAAGCGTCCGTAATGCCTGCACCGTTTTCACCGTCAGGACCCTTAGGACCCTCTGGACCCTTAGGACCCTCTGGACCCTTGGCTCCCACAGGACCCTTAGGACCCTCTGGACCCTTAGGACCCTGTTTACCAGCGTCTCCCTTGTCGCCTTTAGGTCCCTGAGGCCCGTCGTTTCCCTTCTCTGCGGAGGTCTTTTCTACCTTCTCTATACGCCTCTTGAATTTCTCCAGAAGCATGAGCGTTGTTAAGTCTCGCATTTACGCTACCTCTGGTGCTGGTCCTACGTTAGGTCCTCTGGGTCCTACAGGCCTGCTAGGTTCCTGTGGAGGGCTGGAGGGTTTGTCAGACATCAAGGAGTCAAACAGAGCCTGCTCTGACTTCTTGTTAGACTCTGCTAGAGTTCTCTTGTCTGAAAGCTCAGTCTCCTTTAGAGCTATCTCAGCAATCCTGAGACGCTTCTCAAACTCTTTGTCGTCTGAGTCTCCGTCCTTGAGGTTACGTGTGATAGCCTCAATCTTGTCGATCTCAAGCTCCTGAGGTGCAAGCTGCGTCTCCATAGCGTACTTGTTAGCCCTAGCTTGAGCTTCAGCCGCCTGACCTTGTAGTGCCGCAGTCTGACTCTGCTGGAACTCCATCTGAGCCTGCTGAGCCATCTGAGCCATCTGCTGTTCCTGAGGATCTGGCTGTTGAGCTTTAGTCATAGACGTAATCAGTTCCTCACGGTTGCTGAGGTTCATGTTGTCGATGATGCTCTGGATCAACACGGGGTAGATAGGGGAATCTTGTTTCATAGTTTGCAGGAGTTGTACCAACTGAGTAACCTCGTATTCCCTAGCGATAATCCCCAGAGTACTAGTTGCGTTGAACTTGTAGTCAGATACGGGGTAGTTCTCAGGGTCAAACTGCATGTACCTGTGGGCCGCCTTAGTGACAAACGGTAACAGGAACGACTGTTGGAAGTTAATCAGGGTACGCTTCTGTCGCTTGATAATGGCTCCCAGAGACATACTAATGCCTGCAGCAGTAGCTTCACCGTTGATCTGACCAGCGATGCCTGCGGAATCTACGGCACCTGTAGCCTGCTGTACCATCTGCTGTAGGGACTGAGCCTGTGCAAAGGTAATCTGGCCCACCTGACCAAAGTTAAACGGCTGGAGTACTTCACGGGGATCTCCGTTCGTCAGAATCATCTTACCCGGACGTACCTCAGGCTTAGCGCCTCTGGGAAGCCTAGTTGCATCTACAGCCATCATGGGGTGGATAGTGAGTGACAAGGCGTCGATCCTAGCTCTTAACTCAGTGTCCAAGGCCTTCTGAGAGTTGTAACCTTTTTCACAGACACCACGACCCCAGAAACGAGAGGGTACAACGTCCCACGGGAACGCTACCACAGGACGATCCTGCATCATGTAGGGGTTGGCTTCAGCCTTCAGGAGAGTACCACCGTTGGCTATGACTACAACGGCCTCTACGTACATAGACTCGTCTTCTACGTCTACACCTTCGTTCGTCAGAAGCTCACGCGGCACGAGTCCGTAGTACTTGGTCAGCCTAACTTTGTCATCGTGGTACAGCGTGAGATCTTGGTCTGGCTCTAAGTCTGCATCAGGAGCCGCAGAGCCAACGTACACATCGTTGTAAACACCACTCTCCTGCAGCAACTCCACGGAGTGCCTAGATACAAACTCGTCGATAGCAACGCCTAGAGCGTCCTCTACAGAGGTAGCTACAGGGTCAATCAAGAAGTTCTGGGGCATCACAGGCCTAAGCTTGACTACGATTCTGTCGGTAATGTTAACGCCTACAGCCTGCAGTTGTCCGTCCATGATAGGCTGAGTAGCTGGAGCCATCTCCTTGATCTCCTCAAGGATAATCTCACCTACTCCTGTGCCAAATACTGCAGAGTTAATCAAGCACTCAGCCACAGCCTTACGTACCTTAGTGTTCTCAAAGTCCTCAGTCAACTTGTTCCTGAGAAACTGAATGTCCTGTGAGTCTTTGTCGTTAACGTCGTCTGAGATGTCGAACCACTTGCCTCTACCAAACGTGGCTTCCTCAAGCTCTGCTACGTTAGACTCTACAGCCTGCTGAAGCGCAGGTGATACAATTCTGGAACGCTCTGACGCTCTCTGGGTGTCAGCAGGATCCCACTGTCCCCTCCAGAGCCTGTAGTACTCCTCAAACTTTGCTTCGTAGTTGGATTCATAGTGGTCACGCCAGTTCTCACACTTGGTCATCACCCACTCTTCAAGTGACTCCTCAATCGACAAATGCTCAGGGCTTAATATATCGTCTGCCATAGTATTTTCCTTAAAGTATTGCTAAAACGTAACCGAGTGTAAATAACACTACAGCAGAAATTAGGTAGATTCCGTATGTGTTGAAAGGCCTAAAAACTTTTTTGGACATAATCTAGTAACCTGCTACTACGTCTAGAATTTCATGGTCATCAATTTCAAATTCATAGCTGTACGCTACTTTTGCTAGCTGGTCTACGTACGCTAAGGCGTCAATTAAGTCATCGTGGGTCAGAGGATCTGGAAACTGAAACAGTTGGTCTAAGAACCTGTTGTTCCACTCTCCTTTGTTAATAGACACAAATCCGTTCTCAAAGCGCCCCTGTAGAGCCCACATAACCCTGTCAGTCTTCTTCTTGTTACCGTGGGTTAACTCCTCTACACGGAAGAACGTACCGTAGCGCTTCTGTAAGTCTGTGAGGGGGCTCATGACGGCTTGCTTTGCTATTCCTCTCTCAATACCAACGCTGATAGGTCGGTAATCTCTGACCGCTTGAAATATCTTGGCGGCAGTCTCGTTAAGGCTCCACCGCCCATATATAATGTTATCAACGTACCAACCATCAGGACTAACTTTAACAACAGCGATTGCGGTTTCATCTAGTTTACTATTTTTAGTCCTCTTTTTGTTTACTTCCTCAAAGCCAGCTAAGTCTACTGCTATGTAGTAGTCACCCTCGTCAGGCTCTTCTCCGTACTTTACCCAGTCCTCTCTGAACATCTCAGAGCCTCTGGCCTCAAAGGAAGCCATGAACTCCTGTCGGAACGCATAAGAGGACATAGACTTCTTAGCCATGTCAATCTCACCAGAGTCCAACAGGGGGTTATCGTACGACGTAAAGTGCCACCCCTTGTACGTAGTATCATCCCCTAGTTCTGCGTACTTGTACAACTCGTAGAAGTGGTTGCGACCCATAGGCGTACCTATGAACATCGCTTCACCTTTTTGGTCAGCTAGGGCGGGTCTCAGGATCTGTTCCCATACATCAGGCTTCATATCCGCGTACTCGTCCATCACTAGAAACTTCAAGGACACGCCACGCATTGTCTCAGGCCTATCGGCTCCCTTGAGACTAATCGTGGCCCCGTTGACCAGCTTGATCTGCAGGTTGTTTATGTGTGAACCTGAGATTACAGGGTGTCCTAGCTCCAGCAGGGTTTGCCACATGATATCACGGGCTTGTCCCTGTGTGGGCGCAACGTAAAAAACTTGCCCTTTGTCTGTCTGTAGGGCGTTCAGTATCAGTAACCAAGCTGCAAGACGGGACTTCCCTGTTCTCCGTCCTGCTGCTACTACCTTAAACCGTGTTGGGTCTGAGTAAACCTCTTGTTGCCACGGTAGAAGTTCTACGTTTAAGTCAGTCATGTGGCTTAGTGATCCTCGTGTTTCTCTAGCCTACCTGACTGGCTAAGTAGTACATAAAGAAGCCTGCAGCAATCATGATGGTTACGCAGACGCCTACTATTACAACCTCTAGAGGATCGTTAGGGAACTTGTCCATCTTACGTACCGCCTGTAGAGTTATCAGAGTTATCAGAGTTGTCAGAGTTATCAGAGTTATCAGAGTTATCTGAGTTATCTGAGTTGTCAGAGTTATCTGAGTTATCTGAGGAGTCCGTGGTCGTATCACCTTGGGTGTTGTACGAGTCAGCGTTAGTGTCTCCTTGGGTGTTATAAGAGTCGCTATTAGTGTCTCCTGATGTGTTGTAGGAGTCAGTGTTCGTATCACCTGAGGTTGTGTCACCAGACGTAGTGGTGGTGGTCGAGAGATCTATAGTACCGTCAGACGCTGTGTACGTGTGAGTAGTGTTTCCACCAGCGTTCTGGATGGCTGTGGACCCAAAGGAGCTAACTGCAGTAGCTACGTTGCCTAGGACTTCAAACTGCTGTCCGTCTACAGTGTCCTCGTTCATCTGAATCCTAGCCATGTTGTCTGACTGTGTCTTCTGTACTTCAGCGTTAATGCCAGCGATACCTATTTGTGTTAGAGTCCCTAGTACTGGAGAAGCTAGGATCTTAGCCCACTCTCTAGCACCGTTCTCTTGCCTCTGGAGAGTAACTACAGGTGAGCTAGAGTCACTCTCGTTATTCTTGACTGCTGAGACAGCTAGAGCTACCGCAATGGCATCTGCAGAGTCTGGAGAAGACTGAGCCACCTGTGCCATAGCTAAGGCCCACTGAGCCTGTGCCTGAGCACGATCTAAGGCCATACGCTCACGGGTCTCTGTCTGTACCCTGACTAGTTCAATCTGGTTCTGTTGGTGTCTAGCTAGTCTGTCGTTGCCTGCCTGTGTTGCACACCCAGAGCACAAGAGGGCTACTAGGGCTACTGCGGTTAGTACTAAGATCTTGTTCATTAATTAAGTTCTCCTGAATTAGGGCTTATAGTTAGCTCATGTTCTCTAGACTTGCTAGGGCTTCTTTGAAATCTCCTGAACCACCAAAGTGGTAAAATATCTGTGGGATGCTCCTCTTGCCACTTATGGCTTCTACTAAGTCCCACCCCGGCTTACCGGCTGGTATGTGGATAAAGTTGTACTCTAGTCCACTCTGCTCTGCTGTTCTCTTAGCTCTTGTACACGCGGGACACCAATCGGCCCCTAGTATAGTAATCATCTTGAGATTCCTAGTTCATTCATGGACCAGTGCTCCTCTGGCTAGCTCTAGACATGCCTAGCTCCCTCCAGTACCAAACGAATTTAGATTAAACGGAGAGTAAATTAGGTCTAGAGTTACTACTATCTCTAAGTTTCCTACTGTGTTACAAGAGGCCTTAATTGCATCTCCCGGCTGTAGGATAAACCCTGTGTTGCTCTCAATCATCAAGTAGTCCTTAGAGTTAATTGTCCTGTCGTTTAAGATGTACACATCAGGGTCTGGAGTCTTGTCTACGTACAGGGTTACGTCGTTGTTAGCATTTTCTAGGTTGGTAATGAACGTCATGGTCCACTGGCCTACAAAGCCATTAGGTATTGTGACTACACTAGCTACGTCAGTAGTGGTTAAGTTTACGTTCTGAGTAAACAGCATGAATTAGCTCTCCTTAGGAGTCCTTGTTTTCCCAGTCTCCCTCAAGAGGCTCAAGGTAGTCTTGGTCCTCTCCAGAGTCTCCTTGATCTCGGTCAACGTGTCCGAGACTTCCAGATTCAGTGCTAGCCGTAATCTCTGTATGTCCAACACCAGAGATGTTAATGCTAATTGCGTTTCTTCCCGCATCTTTAATAACCTCTTTCTCAAAGGCCCCTACGGGCAGTATCCTGTCTACGATAAGCTTCCATGCAGCTGACTGTGCTTTGTGTTCATCGTTCAAGGCTGCATCAAAGATGGTCTCTAGGACCTTAGCTGACTTAGGGCTAGCTAACATCCTAGCCTTGTAGTCGTTCATGATCGCAGCGTCCCCTTTGGGTCTGCCTCTAGCTACCCTGTTGCCTTTTTTCTTAGCATCAACGATAGCTTTCTTTGGTCTTCCTCTCTTTTTGAGTGGGGCTGGTGGGTTAGATTCTTCTTCAGGTCCCATAGTTGTCCCTTAAGTAGTCTTATGTAGTCTTGTGTTATCACCCTGTCGCCTCAATACTGCTAGAGAGTCACACTAGTACGCCTGTTGCTGACTATAGTAGGACTTTAGCTGTAACCAACGATGAGGCTCTGGATGATATACCTACTTCAGAGCTTCTACTTAATTACCTCTACAGTATACTCTATATTATACCATACTTTTACTCAAAAGTCAAGCTTTATTTACTAAAGTGGTACTATTTACATTATCTAGGGATTACTTAGGCCTACTTTGGCCACATTTGACTCCCTTTTTACAGCTTAGGGCCGACCCCAGTAAACATTAGTGTAAGTCTTGTGGTATCAAAAGGTTACCTGAGCGTAAACTAGTAGTTAATTTACCTAATTTTTACCTCTTTTTTAGTGAATTAGTACTCACTTACTTCCATATTCACCCTCTAGTAAACTTAGGTGGGTACAACTATAGTATTCATGAGTAATCCCGGCCCCCCCGGTCCCAACATGAGGCCGACCCTCCAGTCTAACACAGGCAGACACGGGTGTCAAGGATAAACTTTGGTACTATTCACGTTGACACAAGGGTTGACACGAGGCGCAGACTGTGGTAGTCACGAGGCCCAAAGGCCTACCACAGATGACACGAGATGTCAAGCGTAACACGATGGGAATATTCACAGGTAAACATGTGTTGACAAAGTGTGTGAACCAGTGTAGG